ATCTTCTGGGGGAACAGAAACAGCAACCGTTTACACTGAAGGTGGATTATTTTCCTTTAGTGCAGGAACAGTTGGAGTTTCTTCGGTAACTATTGGTAGTGGAACAACCACCTTTACAAACACCACACAACAAGATTGGTACGATTTACAGAATGTCGGATTAGATAATTCCGATCTTTTATGGAAAGAAATTGCAGAAAGACCAAGAACCAGTAATTTTGCTACTAACAGAAGTGGGAAAAATGATGAGATTCATATTGTTGTTATTGATGATAAAGGAAAGATTTCAGGAACTCCTGGAACAATTCTTGAAAAATTTGTAGGACTCTCTAAAGCAATAGATGCTACTTCTTCCACATCTGGTCCAATCTATTATAAGAATTTTATAGCAGATAATTCGCAATACTTATTTGCGGGAGATGCTGAAGTTGGAAAACCAACTGGATTCAGTAGTGGAATTACATCGATTACTAATGGTAATGGAGCTTGGGGATTAAATGCTCAAAATACTACATATCATGCTGTTGGTAAAAAAACATATACACTAAAAGGTGGAAATAATTATGGTACTAGTGATTCAGCAAATCCAAGATTTGAAACTACTCTTGGGGATTTGATTGAAGGGTATGATTTATTTGTTAATCAAAGAGAATATCCAATCAATTTCCTAATTCAGGGTCCTGGATTTGGTACTAAAGAACAAACTCAAGCAAAAGCAAATAAACTGATTCAAATTGCAGAATTAAGAAAAGATTGCATCGCATGTATTTCTCCCCAGAGATCTGCAGTATTAGTTGATCCTGGTGCAGGTGGTAGTTCACCAGCACCAATTGCAAGCACTAGCACTCAAACCACTAATGTTATTTCATTCTTTGATTCTGTAGCGTCATCCTCTTATGCAGTCTTTGATACTGGTTACAAATATCAGTATGATAGATTTAGTAATAAGTTTAGATACGTTCCACTGAATGCCGATGTTGCTGGTTGCATGGCAAGAACTGGGATTAATGACTTTGCATGGTATTCACCTGCTGGCACAAGACGTGGTGTTATCAATAACGCAGTTAAACTAGCATACAACCCATCACAATCTGAAAGAGATCGTTTATATGTTAGAAGAATCAATCCAGTAATTTTTGCTCCGGGGTCAGGAATTATCCTGTTTGGTGATAAAACTGGACTTGCTGTTCCATCAGCATTTGATAGAATTAATGTTAGAAGGTTGTTCCTTGTTCTTGAAGAGTCAATCGAAAGAGCATCAAGAGCATCACTCTTTGAATTTAATGATGCAATCACTAGAACAAACTTCGTGAACATTACTGAACCATTTCTCCGTGATGTTAAAGCGAAAAGAGGTATTCAAGACTTTGTTGTTATCTGTGATGAAACCAATAACACTCCTGATGTAATTGATGCTAATGAATTTAAGGCTGATATCTATATCAAACCTGCTCGCAGCATCAACTTTATCGGTCTTACTTTCGTTGCCACCAGAACGGGAGTATCCTTTGAAGAAATCATTGGAAGAGTTTAAATCATAAATTAAAACATAACCATCGGAGAAAAACATGTCATTTCAACAAATTCCAAACTCTGGGAGTGATGGAAGATTTCTAGATAACTTTAAGGGTAGAATGAGTGGAGGGGGTGTTCGTGGCAACCTCTTCGAATGCGAAATCGCATTTCCAACCATTGTTCTTCCTAACGGGATTACTGAAACTAATATTACTGATAAAATTAAATTTTTAGTAAAAGCATCATCTCTTCCAGCTTCAACAATCACTCCAATTTCTGTACCCTTTAGAGGTAGAGAACTGAAAATTGCTGGAGACAGAACATTTGAACCATGGTCAGTTACAGTTATCAACGATACTGATTTTTCAATTAGGGGTGCTTTTGAGAGGTGGATTAACTATATGAGCAGATCTTTGGATAATGCTGGGGAGGTTAATCCCTCAACATATCAAAGAGATGCCTGGGTTTATCAACTCGGACGTGCTGCGATGAATACTGCTGTGGACAGTTCAGATACTATTCCAGTTCTAAGAGCATATCACATGTATGGGGTTTTCCCAACTAACGTATCGGCAATTCCAGTTTCCTATGCAGACAATAGTAGTATTGAAGAATTTACAGTAGATCTTCAAGTTCAGTATTGGGAAGCATATAATGGTAATAAAGGTATCGAAGTTCAGTAGACATAAATAGGTTGATACCATTTTAAATGTAACTATAATATGTCTGGACTTTTTGGATTTTCTATAAACAGTAGCGTACAAAAACCTAAAAAACAAATCAGTCCTGTTGCTCAATCAAATGAGGATGGGTCTGATTATTATATTAGTAGCGGTTTTTATGGGCAATATGTAGACATTGAAGGTGTTTATAAAACCGAATATGATCTTTTGAAAAGATATCGTGAAATGGCTTTGCACCCAGAATGTGATCGTGCAATTGAAGACGTTGTTAATGAAGCAATTGTATCAGACCTAAATGATTCGCCAATTCAAATTGAATTGTCAAATTTAAGAGTTGATGAAAATATTAAACAAATTATTCGTGGTGAATTTCAATACATTAAAGATTTAATGCAGTTTGATAAAAAATGTCATGAAATTTTTAGGAATTGGTATGTAGATGGAAGAATTTATTATCATAAAGTAATTGATTTAGATAACCCACAAGAGGGTATTAAAGAAATTAGATATATTGATGCTATGAAAATTAGGTTCATTCGAGAACTTAAGAAAAAAAATAACGGTCTAGGTGCGGTTAATATTTCGAACACATCATCACTCAATAATATCTATGGGAAGATTGATGAATCTTCTCTAGATTTCCCAGAAATTGAAGAGTATTTTGCATATACTCCAAAGTTAACTGGTTATGCATCTGCTTCAGCTGGAAGTTCTGGAGGTGGTGGGTACGGAAAATCAATTAAAATTTCTAAAGATGCCATCGCATACGTATCTTCAGGACTGGTAGATAGAAATAAACAAAATGTTTTATCATATTTACATAAAGCAATTAAGGCACTAAATCAATTGAGAATGATTGAGGATTCTCTTGTCATTTATAGAATGTCTCGTGCTCCAGAACGTAGAATTTTCTACATTGACGTAGGTAACCTCCCTAAGATTAAAGCAGAACAATATCTTAAAGAGGTTATGAGTCGCTATCGTAACAAAATTGTTTACGACTCTAGCACAGGAGAAATCCGTGACGACAAAAAGCATATGAGTATGCTTGAAGATTTCTGGTTGCCACGTAGAGAAGGTGGTCGTGGAACAGAAATTACTACACTTCCAGGTGGTCAGAATCTTGGTGAATTGACTGACGTTGAATATTTTCAGAAAAAACTTTATAGAGCTTTAGGAATTCCAGAATCTAGAATTGGAGCAGACCAAGGATTTAATCTAGGAAGATCCTCAGAAATTTTAAGAGACGAAATTCAGTTTTCGAGATTTGTAGGGAGATTAAGGAAAAAATTTAGCGGTCTTTTTCATGATATGTTGAGAACTCAACTTATCTTAAAGAATATTGTTACTCCAGAAGAATGGGATGTGATGAGTGATCATATTCAATATGATTACTTATATGACAATCATTTCGCAGAGTTAAAACAAACAGAATTGATGAATGAAAGAATGAACCTTCTTCAAGTCATGGATCCTCATATTGGTAAATATTATTCGGTTGATTATGTCAGAAGAAATATTCTTCATCAGACTGATCAAGAAATTGTGGAGCAAGATCAAAAAATGGCATACGAGAAAGAGGTTGGTATTATTCCTCCTCCAACGCCAACGATTGATCCTACTACTGGAATGCCAATGGATTATGTTACAGACGTTGGTTCAAAACTGGTTAAGAAAACTCAAAACCAAAATACTAAGGATCTTGAGATTGGATTGGGTAAATCTATAACAGAACCGGATTTAAAAAAATCAGGTAAATCTACAGAAGCACCTGAAATTAAAACCAGTAAAGGCGAAAAGATATAAATAATTAAAATTACTAATAATTTATGGAAACTTCGGAATTTGTCGATATGGTAATGTCTGATGCATCTCCCACAGATTTGGCGGATAACATCAAACAAATGTTATTTGATAGATCTGTTCAAATGATTGATGACGTGAGACCATATGTTGCAGCACAATTATTTGATCCCACACAACTAGAGGTAGAAGAAGAGTAATGGCATTAAAAATTGTTCAATTAGTGAATGCAGTATTTCCCCCTAATAATGGGATCAGTACTAGTTCAGCAATTAATCTTAAAAGTGGATATTTAAGATTGACTTCTTCAGGTGCTGGTAATCATATTGCTATAACTGATGGTAATAATATTTCTGGAGTTTCAAGCGAATATTCTCTATTAGTTCCGGTAAATACCAGTGAAGTTATTAAAGAGAGAGTTGCTAGGCAAAGAATTTCTGGTATAACTACTGGGACTACAACTGTAATTACCTTTGGGGAAAATGCAGGAAATCCATTCATTGTTGGTGATCATGTAAGTATTATTGATGCTCAACCTTCAGGAATCAATACTGATTTTAATTTAGTATCTGCAGTTACAGATTCTTCGGTGACAATATTAAAAAATAGTTCTTCAGTAGTTGGAGTTATTACTACTACAAATGCCGTATTATCTAGATGTGTAAAAGTATCTGTGTTTAGTGAAGGAAATAATGCTCATCTTCATATTGCAGAAGTTCAAATCACATCCCAGGCATAACCATGAAACTTATCACAGAACAAATCGAATCTATTAAAGTCATTACAGAAGAAAAGAACGGTAAAACTAATCTGTATATTACTGGACCATTTCTTCAAGCGGAAGTTACAAATAGAAACGGACGTTGTTATCCCTTCCCAATTTTAGAAAGAGAAGTTAAGAAATACAACGATAAGTATATCACATGTGGTAGGGCATTGGGAGAACTTGGACACCCTGATGGTCCAACTGTAAATCTGGACAGAGTGTCCCACATGATTACAAGTTTAAAGGCAGAAGGAAATAACTTCGTAGGAAAAGCAAAAATTCTTGACACCCCAATGGGCAACATCGCCAAGTCTCTTCTTGGCGAGGGTGTAAAACTCGGTGTCTCTTCAAGAGGAGTTGGTTCTCTTGTTGAAAGAAATGGTGTCAAATATGTTGGAGATGACTTCATGTTATCTACTGCTGCTGATATTGTATCGGATCCTTCTGCACCTGACGCATTTGTTCAGGGTATTATGGAGGGTAAAGAGTGGGTTTGGCAAAATGGCAAACTTGCAGAACAAACTTTAAATGGACTTTTGACTATGAAAATGAGTCCAGATAAAATGGTGAATGAAGAGAAATTACTTGGTCTCTTCAATCATTACCTCAAAAATCTTTAATTCATAAATAAATAATAGAATAAAGGATAGTTTAAATTTATTCGGAGAGATCTAAATGTCAACTGGTAATTTACAAGAAATGGGCGCTACAGCAACTAATCAATCCAAGTCTGCGGTAAATGCGACTGCTCAACCTGGGGATCCAATGTTGAGCAATGGCGCTTTTGTTGGCGGAACTCCTGGGCAAACTATTACTGATCTTGGGGGTCCTACTCCTGATAATTACAGATCTACAGATGACTCAGCAAAATTAAACTTTGCTGCTGTTGCTTCTGTTAGAAACGTAGTTAATGCGATGGCAATGAGAGCAGAAGAAGAAGAGTATGAGGACGAAGAAGTAATTTCCGAAGTTGAAGAAACTGAAGAATATGAAGAAGAAGAATTTGATGGTGAAGAAGTAGAAGACGAAGATGAAATTGAAATTGATGTAGAAGAAGATGTTCAAGCTTTATTTGGCAATGAAGATCTATCAGAAGAATTTAAAGAAAGAGCAAAAACTGTTTTTGAAACAGCACTTAGATCGAAGATCCAAGAAGCTGCCGATATGATTGCTGCTCGTTATGAGAAAGCACTCGAAGAGAACGTAGCAGCAATTCACCAGGAACTCACAGAAAGAGTGGATTCATACCTTGAGTATGTTGCTGGTGAATGGATCACCGAAAATGCGCTCCAAGTAGAGCGTGGACTTAAATCAGAACTCTCTGAGTCCTTTATGACTGGACTCAAGGGTCTTTTTGAAGAACATTATGTACAAATCCCTGAAGAAAAATATAATGTGCTTGAAAGCATGGTAGACAAACTTGATGATATGGAGTCGAAACTCAACGAACAAATCGAAAGAAACGTTCAGTTAACCCAAAGACTTAGCGAATCAGTTTCCGATAGTATCTTCCACGAAGTTGCTAGAGGTCTCTCCGAGACCCAAAAAGGAAAACTCGCAGGTCTTTCCGAAAGTGTTGAGTTCATTAGTGAAAATGACTATCGTGGGAAGTTGGAAGTTCTTAAAGAATCCTATTTCTCTAGAACCCCAGTAACTCAATCTAGAGTTAACGATGATGAAATGCTCGGAACAACGTCAGAAACTCTTTCAGAGTCAATGGACATGTATATCAGAGCAGCTCAAAAATACTCTATTAAGTGATTTTTAAATTATAACTTAAACACTTTTTAACTAACGGAGAAATTTTCCAATGTATAACG